CACCAATGCTTCGCTATATAAGTCACGAATCAGACCTTCTAGTCCAACCTTATCAACATCTTCTAACTGACCAATATACTTTGTTAGAATAGTCAATGTGTCTTCAGCCTCATCTACAATATCTTCATCATCCTGCAAGTCGAGGTTCAAATGGTCCTCTACTACTTGCAGATCAACTACACCAACCTTCTCAATCTTATCAATGAACAAGTCGAAGAAGAATGGGTTGGTTTTGTTCTTTACGATAACCTTTACAATACCATCTTTCAGTTCTGGGAACTCCATCGCTAAGATATCTTCGTTCTTCATTACCGTGTCATCATACTTGACCTTATGGAACATACGGAGAGGGTTCTCAATAAACTCAAGCGAACGAGTCTCAGTATCATATACATGGAGCCCTTTGGATCATCAAAGTCAGACCAAGTCATCTCATAAGGACAACCAAGATATGTTACATTACCTCGTGTGGATCGTGTGTGGAAGTGACCAGAGCATACAACATCTAAAGGTGAGAATAGTTTAGGGTCCATACCAATATGCACAGGATTGTTCTTATACATCTCAAAGCCGTGCAACTCAAGATGACCCATCAGGACTTGGGAACGACCGCTATTGATAATCTCAAACGACTCTTCCTTAGTGTCTTGACAAATCCAAGGCATCATAATAATAGGCTCACCATCAAACTCAACTACATCAGGTCGTGAGTAGAAGTGTAGGTTAGGATAGATACCATGTTCATACAACTCAGCCATAGAGTTGACTTCGTTTGTATTCTTATAGTAAGTATCGTGGTTACCAATGATTAAATGTGCGTCAATGCCTTCACGAACGATAGGCTCAATGAATGCTTCACGTAAGTTCTTTGCAGTTTGGAAGTTGATAAACTTACGACGATCCACAATATCACCCAGATGGATTAGGGTTCTAATATTGTTCTCTTTCAGATAAGGAAAGAATACTTCGTCATAAAACTTCTTAAAGTACACAGCGAATTGTTGATTGTCGCCACGGGCTCCAAAATGAGTATCAGTAACTAATGCTATTTTCATAATATAATAAGGCTCTATTTGTAATAGACTTGTTCAAACTTTTCTACTTCTTGGGAAATAATACTCGAGATGTCTTTTAATTGCAACATATAGTTTGCACGAATGTCGGGGCGCGTAGCCTCGTTACTCATCTCTTTGATTAGATATTTGATATGGGATGGTAGTTCGGTATCGCTCATTCTGTGTTACCTTCCTCCCTATCTTTCTTTGCTTGTTTAGTTTTTTCTCTACGTTCCTTGAGACCCTGTTCATATGATTGAATGAACTCACCTCTAAACTCTTGAGCAAATGAACTATCAATAACTGGATCGCTATGATGCTCACCACCTGGTGTTACAAACATTTCATTGAAGATAACAGACTTCTCAAATGCTTTGTGTCTAATATATGTTTGTTTCTTCTCTTTTGCAATCCTACGAAGGAAAGCAAAGTAGATTGTTTGTGTAAAGTATGCAAATGGGTTCTGAGACTTCTCAGGATTAAAGTTATCAATGTATTGCAGGCAGTTTTCAATACCATCTGAAATCATTTCTTCTTTATATGTATAACCCGAGAAGTTAGGTTTGGTAGCCAAACGATTGGAGATTTGGAATAACGCTTTACCAACAGCCTCTGGTACTCGTGGCTTAGCAGTTCCATTCTTCTCAGACTCTCTCACTTTAGCAATATATGTAACCATAGTTGCATATAGGTCTTTGTTATTTACATAATGTCTTGGTTTAGCTTTGCTCATTAGTGTAGTACCGTGTTCGCAGACTCAGAAGGTGCAAGTAGGTCTTTGATTCTTTTCATCAATTCGCCATCTTCTTGCTCTTCTGGTTCCTCATCGGCCTCCATTGTATCGGTAAACTTCTTATCATAAAATTCACGATAGGTTTCAATTACTTCTTCATAGTACTCGCAAGCACTACTGGAAGGATAATAATACGTCAAAACCTTATTAAGGTCAAGCTCTAAATTGTGATTGTCGGATAACATAGTGGCTCGTGTCATTCCTAACGACAGACCACCCCTCATTGTTGGTTTCATAAAGACATATACAGGGTCCTGAATGCTCACTGATTGCTCGTCGAGTACGACCAGGCGACCCATTATATCTGATTCGCCTGCTACTTTGACTACTATGTAATCCATCTTATACCTTTAGGTTAATGTTATGAACTTTGTAGGGGAACTTCTCCCCGGTGTAGTACTTCATTCTTTCGAGGAAGTGTTTTAGTGTGTAGTTGACTCTGGTTTTCCATGTAAGATCATCTGCAATATCAAAGAGTGTAGCTTGTTCTTTGGCTTCGATACCGGCTTCTTCGTCGGCTCCTCCTTTACGGAGTCCTCGACCGATGGACTGGAGGGTTCTGATTCTACTTTTGGTTGGACTGGCAAAGATGACGTTGTGCAGCCTGCGGATGTTAACACCAGTACTGAAAGTACCATAACTAGCAACAATGATTGCATCGTTCTCTTTTTCTGTGAGTGAGCGTACTTGCTCTCGTTCTTCACCATTTACCCCTCCGTGGATAAAAAATACTTTGCGGTTTGGATCAACACTATTACGTATCAGGTCGTGTAATACCTTACCATGTTTATCTACCTGATGATATAATATAAGACTATTTCCCTTTAAAGACAACGCTAAATTCTTTATGAATGCGTTTCTTTCTGGACATGCCATGAGAAAGTCAATCTCCTCATTATATGCATACTTCTTCACAACCTGTCTTGTAGCATCTGTATATTTCAGTATCAATGCTTTGATTTTGAAGTCAGCGAGGTACTTATCATCTATCAGTTTTTTCGTGGTTATAACACCATATACAGCGCCGAATAAGCCCTCTAGTACTAACTTATGTGTATGAGTACCATCCAATGTACCAGTGAATCCAAACCGATAAGGAGTGTTAGGCATCTTCTCTAAAATGCCTGTAAGTGACTTGGCTTTGTACAAATGAGCCTCATCACCTATCACAACATCGAATCTATCAAACCAAGCCTTCGGCATTTTATGAATAGACTGCCAGGTTGATATCACAATGTTATTATCTGTGTTCTTATCTACACCACCTTGGATTGTATAGAGTTCTTCAGAGTCACAACCATAATCTACAAAGTCACCTCTCATTTGATGAACAAGTGATATGGTCGGTACAATTACTAGTGTAGGCCTATTGTACCATTTAGTCAACAGGTAAATGATAAGAGATTTACCAGACGCTGTTGGACTGAGAATAAGACGGCGTTTGCTTCTTACTGCTTTGGTGAATGCTTCTATTTGATAATCACGAGGTGTGTGCGGCATACCAAGTGTGTCAGCAAAGTCTTTAGCATCCTTGAGAGAGAAACTATCTTCCATCTCTAGGTCTGGGTCGATGGTTATATCATACTCTCTCTGCTCACAAAACTCCTTGACATATGGAAGCAAGCCGGCATAGAGTTGTCTGTTCCTACGATTGTACAGACGAATGTTACCGTCCCACATCTTGTTTTTAAACGCAGGCATGAACTGGAAGCCAGGAACCTTGAAGGTAAAGAAGTCACTCAACTCTTGACCAATACCTGTATCAGCCGTATCAACAGTCATATAGACATCATTGTTATAGTTGAGACTAACCTCCATTGGTAAACCTAATCCAATCAATAGCATTCTTGATTTGGAAGCCACGAGTGTTGATTGACTTGATAATACTATCGATAGTATCAACCTTCTCTTGCTGCATTGCTTTCTTTTGTAGTAATGCAATCACATCTGCATCCGCATCAATGTATGTTTGTACATCTGCTCTAAGAATCTTCAATGGATTAGGCTGCCAGCCTTGTTCCATCATATCCTCATCAGCAATCGTACCTGAGAAGTATTCATACTTTAGTTTATACAACTCTTTGTATTGGAAGTCAAGCGATTTCAATCGTAGTCGTTCTGTCGAATACATCTTGAAGTACTTACTATGAAGTTGTGGGATCTTACGAGACTCGTCTGCGAGTTCGTCTTCTTCGATGCGTGCATCGGCAGCCCACTCTGCGTGGATATCATCTAATGTCATTATACGTTTGTAATCTCAAATGTAGTATATTTGAACATAGCAGTACAAAGTATGTAGTTCAGATCTTGCACTGCAAGGTCAAACTGAATATCACCTACGGATGTTGGAAACACATCTTTGAAGATAATCTGTTTGTTTGCTCTCATATTACTGTTCATAACAACCAGAGTTGCGTCTGAGTACAACTTGGCTGGGGTTCTATTAGTATCTAACTCGTTACGATACTGCTCAAAGTCTTCAGGGAAACCAAGACCAGACAACCAATTGTAGAGTTCGATATAGTTAGTCATATCCTCATCCACTCTAAAAGTCAACTGCAATTCCCCATACTGCAGATGGTCACCACCAACAGGCACTTGTACAAATGGTGTAGGCATGTTAGTCTCACCAAGACTTACGCTTGGGATGTTGACCTGCGTAACATAGTAGTTTGTGCT